TAGGTCTGATAACCTAGTGACTCCACCCTCTTCATGTCCTCCACCATTCGGTGGTCTTCTAAGGTGTGACACAAGTACCATTCCACATCCTGTCTCTTCCACTAAGCTTCTCAGTTGTGTCATCGTGTTATCAATTAACCTTCGTTCATCATCACCTTGGATACCACTAACCACAATAGATAGATGGTCAAGGAATATCCACTTACAACCTAATCCTTTGCACAGGTACTTGATCTTACTTAACAGGTTATCACTCTCCGTACTTCCGAAGTGGTCATAGGTATAGAAGTTCTTGTTGCCCATTGTCTCATCGAATGCTTTCCGTAACTCCTCCTCCTTCAGATCATTCTCAAGGTGTAACGGTTTGTTAAGATGGATACCCATGATACCAAGTGCAGTTCGTCTGACTGATTCTTCCAGTGCTATATAACCTACTGTCTCGCCAAGCTCAAGGAGATGGTGACATACTTCACGACAGAACAAGGACTTACCTATCCCTGATCCAGCACAAAGTGTCACCAGCTCTCCTCGTCTCAGTCCGTGTGTCATAGTGTTGAGTGAAGCATACGGATAGGGCTGACATTCAGAGGTGTCCTCCTTTATAACTGCTTGCCATATGTCCTCACCACTAACTATCCCATCAGGTCTGTACTCTCTAGCTTGCCACAAAGCTGTCACCAACTCCTCGCTACGCTTTGCTACTAACATATCGTTAGCATCTTTAAGAGGTAACTCTGCAATGTGTGCTTTTCCTGGTGTCAATAGTGCAGCACATTTAGCAGCTCCATCTCGTCCTGGATCATCATTATCAAAGCAGAAGATTACCTTCTCAAAGGACTCCAACCAATCGATAGCTTGTGATACATACTTCTTTGCTCCACCTGCTCCGTTAGGTACAGATACAACAGCCCACTTGTTTCCGAATGCTTGGCTTACAGATAGTGCATCAATCTCCCCTTCACATACCACTACTCTTCTTCCACCACTACTCCAAAGATGCTGTCCGTATAAGCCATACAGCTCTCCTTTTATAGAAAAAGTTTTGTTACTGAATCGTAGTTTCTGTGCGACAAGTGCTCCGTTCCTACTCTTGTAGTTAGCTATGTGTACTGGTTCTCCATTGTGTGTGCCTATCTGATAGCCCCACTTCTGACAAGTCTCCTTAGTTAAGTTCCTCCTAGCTATCTCCTGTGCTTTACCTGTAACAAAAGAGGTGTCGTTATTAGTTGTTGGTTGTGTCATAGTTTGTTGTCTGCCTCGACTGTATGAATCACAGCTGAAACATTTTGTGCTTCCGTCATCGTTGACCGCAAGAGCGTCACTCGATCCACACTTTGCACACTGCTGATGCGTTCTAGTGAAAGCCATGACTTTGGTATTTGTTTATGTGCATATAATATTCCTTTCTTTTCACACCACATGGCATAGGTAGTCTTGCTACCCTTACGAATCTTGTTGTATGCGTTTTGAAATAACAACCTAATGTCTAAGTCAGGATGTTGTTGCTTGATTAACAGATGTTTAGACCTGTCCTCCGTGACCCACCTACCTTTAGTTTCAATAATGATTCCGTTAGGTAAGATGAAGTCAGGAGTATAGGTACTAAGTCTCTCGTACTCAATGACTAACGACTCGTAAGAGTAGCAGACCCCACACCTTTTAAGTTGGTTTGCTATTCTCTCTTCAAAGCCCGACCTAAAAGTCTGCCTTGATGATGTCTTCTTCTTCTTCTTCGGCATCGAGTGCTCCTTCGAGTGATTCACCTCCGTTAACATAGCCTCCTTCAACTTCAGTAAACCCAAAGCTTTCAGCTGCTTTATCACTGAGACCACCATCTCCTAACTCGATGACTTGGACTGCTAACAAATCAAGGCTCATACCAAACCCAGTCGATGCGACATACCAAAACCTTGGACGCACTGCTAACTTAACCTTTGATCCACCTCTTACCAATGTATCTTTTAAAGGTTTACCTTGTGAGTCATACAAAGCAATAGACTTTGCAGCTCTTGGGTCACCGTTCTTATAAGTACCTGCAAGTACATTCTTTAGTTTTGCTTTGACTACCCAGTTACCTTCATCATCTTCACGCACAGGTAAATCAGCTACCTTTAACTTTTTCTTTCCTAACTCATCTAACTTAGCTTGATATTCAGCATCAAATAAAGGTTGGAATTGTAAGTTCAAAGCTGCTGCTTCTTCCTTTGTTACTATCATATCACAACTGTACTCACCTTCATCGTTAAACCTAGTGTTAGGTGTGTTAACATATGGATACTGAGCAGTACCTGCTGGTGTCACTGTTTGTGGGTGTCTTGTTCTAGCTTTAATCGCCATCTTATCTCTCCTTCTATGTGTTTTGTTTATTAAGAGAACATATAAGTGCAGTCGTTTAGTGCCGACACATCTAATGTGCCAAGTTCAAAGCTGTCTGTCACTTCGGTGTTCCCTGATTGTTTCAATAACTCACTCTTGAACTTTCCTGTGAGGTCTTGATTAAATATATCGTGGTAAATCTCTCTTAAATCTTTGTGCATCTTCAGTGCGTGTGGACTCTGCGTAGCAAAGCAATCATGTATAGTTGTTATATCATAGTCCTGTTTGCAAGCTAAAAAATGTACCACACTTGCATCAATACTGTGTATGTAGTTGGCAACCACTGCTTTAGCTTGTCTTTTAGGATCAACTTTATCTGTGTTCTTTAGATAGTTAAGTGTAGTCTTTTCCATTCCTAACACAGAAAACAATCCAATCTGTACCGTCTCGTAGATGTGTTGTTGAATCTCAATTCCGAATGGTGTCTCCCACTTTAAAGTATCTGGACAAGTAAGAACTTGTGCTTTGATCCACTTCATAAAGTTGATGTGGTTCTCTAGTACAATATTAGTTTGCTTGTTAACAATAGTGGACAGGTAAAGTAAAGCTTCTAAGTACTCGCTCTTTCCAAACGGATTACTCCTACCATTCTTCACCTCTTTTAAAAACACACTCTCCAACTCAAAGGTACTAGTGTATCCATTCATACCAAAAGGTTTAGTCATTACTATTCTCTTGGTATATCTTCTATCTATCCCCCACTTTAACCAGTCACCTGCCAAACTATTTTTACTCTTCGCTTTGTGTAAGTTTTCGTTCACTCGATCTGCGATGTGTTGATATACATCTTGTGGTGGTAGGTCAGGTACTAAGTTAGTTAGCTTTCCTATCTTCTCATCCTTTAACAACAACGATAGTATCTGAACACCGTTACAACTAGCATCCATCCTACAAGGTAGGTGAGTAACAAATCCATAACCCTTCTCCTTATATCCTGCGTACTCAAAACAAAAAGCCAGGAAAGCCCACGGTTCAGATGCGTCTTGCCATAGCTTATAGGTTCTAGGGTCTTCAGCTATCCTAACAATCTCTTTAGTGTTCTGTTCCACCCAAGCTATGCGATCCTCAAATGTACCCTTTCTCCCCCACACATTCGCACCGTGTATCTTTAACCACTTAGCATCTTCCTCACACTTGATTGGTACACCTCGGTAAAACTCCAAGCAACTCCTACCTAGGTCACAACTCTGTGGACTAACAAAGGATGGTACACTGTACACTCTACCTCTGTAGTCCACCTGTACTGGAAAGTAAAACTTCTCAAGCTTCGCATACATCTTTGCGACATACATAATACGCAGTGATCTCATCCTTCTCCCACTAGTCTCTAAGTTCCAGTCGTGTACATACTTTGCTTCTCTTTTCCAAGCGATGAATGCTTCTGGGTCTGTCTGTTTTAAATTCTCAACAGGTTCGAGGACAGGTAACAAGTCTCTCTTTTCCATAGTACCTATAGACACATCCCCTTCCCAAGCCCATAACATTATATCGTGTACCTTCTTGTTTATTTTATATGGTACTTCTTGCAGTCGGTTAAGTGGTTCATATAAATTACTGAAGTCTCTGTTCCGTAAGTCAAATGCGTTTTTCATAATGGGAAGGACAGGTAAGTCATCACTCATGTACCCACCTCCGTAATTACTTTCCCACCTCAAAGGTTCTTCAGTTGTAGCCAACCAAAACGGACGGAGTGACTCACTGTTCTCATCAAATTGTCTAACCCATTCCTGTAGCTGTGGATTAGGTGCAATCTTTTTAATTGTTGATCCCTTCCTAGTCAGTGTACTCTTCAAAGTAAAAAGGTTTGTTTGCATACGGATAATCTCTAACAACCAAGCACCAATCTTTGCTTTATTTGTCTTAGTCCACAGTGTAAATCGTTCGTACCTACCCTTACTGTGTAAGTTCTTTTCTTTATCCCAGAACTTCGACTGAAACTGCTGTCTACTTCGGACATTCTTCCTGTCCCTTTGCAGTAGCTTCCATGTATTCTTGTCTACATATTCTTTAAAGTAACGGACTCGTACTTCATCCTCGATAGACTTAGCTAGTTCAAAGGACACATAAGCAAAGGTCATGTCGTTACCATCCAGTAAATCAAACGATCTTTTAATTGCTAACAAAGCTACTTCATCTGCTTCTAACTCCCATACTAAAGGCAACCAAACAGGACAGGGTGCGTGTACTTGTGAGCAATCATCAAAAAATTTTTGTATCACATTAGCTACACCTTGGTGCATTGAATCAGCAAGTCTGATATAAGCAGGAGTCTCGGATGATAACTGATTCTGTGTGCGTAACTTCTTAGCGTTCCTGTACCTAGCTTTGCCAAGCTCAACCATTGAAGCAGTTAAGTGTTCCATTTTTTCTTCTCGTTCTTATTGGTGAAGTCGAAATCGTGTTTAGGTTTCTTTCTTGGTCTGTTCGTCCGTATTAACTTTCCGTTCTTGTCATATCCAAGCTCATTGTTCTGCCAGAATAGATCAAACTTTTCTGCTACCTCAAAAGAGAACTGTCGAGAGTCAGCGAAGAAGTACGATTCAAAGTCCTCGTAATTATGTGTCACTATCTTCTTCTTCCTCTTCTTCGTAGTCTATATCAAAGTCAATGAGTCCTCGATGTCTACTGATGTCTCTTCTTATTTCTTGTGCGTACTCCCATCGGAGTTCTTCTCTTTCTATATCGTTATCTTCATCCATTGTCTTCCATTCCTTTCTTTAGTCCTCTTTCAACTAACTTTTCCATGTGCCAGTTCTTATAGTCAGGGTCTGCTTGTGTTTTCTTTTTTAGCTCTCCCCACTTACCTTTTTTAAATTCTTTGTACCAATAATCATTCATCCATATTAACTCGTTGTCTGAATAAGTATCAAAAGAATCAAAATGGGGGAATGAGAAGAAAGTAAAAAGATTATCTATTTGTTTTTTAACTTCATCGACTACATCGACTATTTCCTCCATTAAATTCATTGAATCTATTCCTTCGTCAGGTTCTTCAACATATTTTTTCCCATCCTTTTCAAGTATATCTTGATCCATAGGAAAGCACGTATCATATACCCACTGAGCATCGCTATCTCCAATGTTTATTAATCTGGCTTTTATTGTATCAAGTATCAGTTTTTCTCTGTCTATATATTGTGTAATATCAATCATTGTTGTACTCCTCCAGTAAGTGCTGTAAGGACAGGTAAAGTGGAAAGTATTTATGGTTGTGGTATTCGTTGTTCTTCAACTTATCTTTAAAAAAGGTATCATATATGTACCTCATTACTTCTTCTATCATGGTTCTTACCTTTCTATCCCTGTATCAAATGCTTCATCGCTAATAACTTCGGGGTATATATAATGTTCCCTATGTGTTATTTCAGACCCAGTAAAATCTGCGTACTTTTTTTGATGATTGTTATAAAGCTTTTCGTTTAGAGCTTCAAAACCTAAATCACTTATAGCTTTCTCTATTATTATTTTAGCTTCTTCGGATGATTCAGCGTTCACGCTAATATAACCACCAATTGTGGATGTTATTTCAACTTCGTAATGTTTCATTGTTTAATTACTTACAATTTCTTTAGCAGATTGAGCCTCCCATAACGCATCTTGAGCACTTTGTGGTTCTAGGTCATCGCTTTCTTGTACCTTGTTTACTGCATCCTCTTCTGACTCTGCCTCAACAATATAATATTCTATTTGATCGTAATATACTTCTACTTTATACTTTTTCATTTTCTTTTTCGGTTTTTCTATTGGTTGTTTGGTTGTTTGTCTAATCACTCCCTCAATGGAGCTGTATCTCATCATGGTTCTCTATATAAAAAGCCAAGGCTGATCAAGACAATAAATGCGAACATTAACAGCATCTCTAGGCTCATAATAATTGTAGTTGTTTGGTTGTTGTAGGTTTTACTGGTTCATCTGCGTGTCTCATCTCATTTAGAATGTGAGCAATAACATCTATAGTCCATCCGTTACCTAGCATCTTAAACCTTTGGGTATTACTTACTCCTTCAGTATAGTTATCTGGTACACTTTGCAATCGTTCACATTCAACAGGTGTGAGTCTACGCTTCAGTTCTTTAATGACTCCATAAGGTACTCCTTTGTACATATTAGCAGTGAGACAGGCACTCTTACCATCTAACGGATTAGTGTGGTATTCCCATCTAGGTTTTCCGTTTCTTAATCTGCTCATGTAATCAATAGCTTTGTCGGAAAGGTAAAACTTTTCCTCTACTTGATCCTCTAGTATATCTTTTAACACTACACCTCGGTCAATAGGTTGCACAACATTAGGTAGATTAGTCCAGTAAAGTCGCGGTCTATTCTGTGCAGTAAGTAAGCGAGAATTAATTAGAATAGGTTCAACTCCTAAAGTGTCGGTTATTATTTTCTCCCATTCCTTTTTCATCTTTACATTTTCCAATAAGAAGTAGGTAGGTTTGGTCTCTTTCAGTACACGTACAAATTCCCAAAACAATTTACTCTTGCCTTCCATTCCACTGCCATCACCAGCGTTAGAGAAAGATTGACAAGGACTGCCTCCAATTAACAAGTCTATCCTGGGCAAGTCACTACCTTTTACATCCAAGACACTTCCAATATGTTTTGTATTAGGATAATTCTTTTTAGCTATCTTCATAGCGTGTGGATCAATCTCACTGGCAAAGTAATTGTTAACTTTAATACCTAGTGTATCTAAAGCGAGTTGCCCACATGACATACCATCAAATAACGAAAGTACATTGTCTATTTCTATATCTATTTTCATCCTATTAGTTCCTTTAGTTTTTGTTGTACCTCTAATTGAATACCTACCTCATCGTAATCAGTCCATGAACATCCTTCCCAAGATATCTGCTCTACTCCTATATCCCTCATGTCCTGTGTTGTGAATACTTCAATATGTATTCGTTTAATATCTTCAATGTCTTTAAATGTGAGAGTAAACTTACTATTTTTGTTAATATTATAGTTGTACATATTAGCAGAATATCCTTCAGCAGTTCCAGTAATGTATACTTCTTTATCGTTAATTTTTATAGGTAAATCTTTAAAGTTGAATACCCATTGAGGTACGAATTCTATATCTATTTTCATATAGCTTTTGCGTGTGTAAATGTCATACCTAACATCTTAGCCAAGGTAAAGCCTGTCTTGCTCGCTTCTTCTGCACTTCGTGCTTCAACCTCGCTTATAGCTCGCTGTTTAATGATTCCACTAGGTAAGGTATGATCAGCGTAAAGCTGATAGTTCTTTAATGGCTTTCTGTGTTTCTTTCTTATCTTCATATTAGTTGGTTTCCTGTTCGTCTTGTTCGTATCCTTTTTCTACTTCCATGTTATCGCACCATGCACGACTGATCTCTTCGTCATCCCATGCGTCTTGTTCTGCTCGGTTAATAGCATCATCCATGCAGTTGGCGTTCACATAAAAGGTACGATAAGTTGTACTCTTTAGTTCGATTTCGTATTGTTTACTCATTGGTTTTTATTTCTTTCTATTTAGTTTCTTTAGTTCCTTCAATACTGATTTATATTGTTCAATCTTTTCCTCATGGCTACTCGCTCGACCAGTGAACAAGTGTGGTAGGTCTTTCATGTGCCACTGGATGTATACCTCCTTATAATCGCTCACGATTCTGTAAACAAAGGCTGTTTCGTCTATGTATTCAGTAACGCTCATTTATATTATGCGTTAATATCTTGGATATAATATTGAGTTACACCACTAACAAAGTTGCATATTGAAAGTAGTTTCACACCTTCTCTGTGGTATAAAGTCCACTCAGATATTTCGTTGCTGTTATAATCTCTCCAGCTTTTTTCATCGTTGCCTATTAGTAGGAAAAAAGCTTTATCTGTTATTTCTATTGCGTTTGGGAAGTTTGGTTTTATAGTCATAATGTTTTAATACTGGTAGCTTGTTAATATTTTAATTAGTTCTTTTATTTCTTCACTATCTAATGAATCTAATACCTCATCCAAAGAGTCAGTTAATTTGAATAGTTCCTCATCAGATAAGAAATCTAAGTTAGTACTATTTCCTAATAATTTCTCTAGTTCGTCTTTCATAATCCTAATGCTTG